CTGGATGTCTGGCATGTCTAATCGTGCCGTCAGAGCATATCAAAGTGGGAAAAGACCAAGGTCTAAAATCACGTTAATAGACCTCAGATCAGCAGGGTGGAACGGCACAAAAAAAGCTGCAATGCAGTTGATCGAAACAGGCAAGTGGAGGTCATGCGAATGGCATCACACTAGCAAACATTTTAACCGGACGGCATTTTTTGATCTGGCTGATCTGATCGATCTACAAAGGGATGATGATCATGTACCAAGTTAATGACCTCAAAATAATCAAACTCTCTGATCTGTTTCTCGGAGACGATGAAAGCAGGATAAAGGCGGCAGTCTACAATAGCTCGAACAGTGAGCTGATCACGAGTTTTGGCGCAATCAACAGGATCATAACCATCCTCAGAAATAATATTCTGATGGTTGATGCTGAGGCTGAAGGCCTGAGCGACAGCAGAGACTTAGATCAGGAAATCGCTCATCAGCAAAAGAAACGATATCTGATTGAGGCTGAGATGCTCACTAGGATGCGCTGGGGATTTCAGCCATGAGGCTGATCAAATAAGCAGACAGAGAGACCCGCTTCGAGCGGGTTTTTTTATGCCCTAGTCTTAGGCAGGATATTAGCAGAGATGCGCTGAGAGACGCACACAATGCGATGTCTTGGATTAGGCTATGGTATTGGCTGAAATCAAGAGATGAGGCTGTGGTGAGGCTATAATGCGTCTCTCTGATTGATCATGCTTAGGGATAGTGCAGGGTATGATGCTGAGGTCGATCAGAGAGACGTGTGATTGAGCTATATGCTGAACACCGGGTCTTTTAGCGGATAGGCTGAGGGATGGGGCTATGGCTATATGCTGAGGCTATGGCTGAGGGTGCATGATCTCGGCCTTCGCGCTGCTGTCACCAGTACGTCAATTTCTCACAGAATAAATGATCTGCTGACATAATTAATCTGATCGATCACATGATTTTATATAAGATTATTTTTAATGGCATATTCTGCCATAATATTCTCGGAGTATTTATTTTAAGATCATGATTTTATTACATTATTCTGGCTGAGACTGTGACCCAAACATTAACAGAATAATAATTTATACAATGATTTCAATGGTTTAGATTTTTAAGACGATTTCAGGAGATTTCTACCGAGACCACGTCGAGGCAGGGGGCATGTGCCACCCCCCACCCCTCCGGTACTGTATACAGCCCCAGCATATTTTCAGAAATACACGTCTGTAAATGACCTCTCAGAGCCATGTTCTCCCAGCCGTTTGTAAAGATACTACGTCTTTAGTTAGTTTTCCTACTAAGTGCATTGTAAAGTGTTAGTACTTGCAATTAGTATTTAGATGTATTATACTTTAGTTGACCAATCAGTATAATTGGTAGGATTACTTTATGGCAGATGACTTAGGTCAAGACGCAGTTCTTTTTGACGAGGGTTTGCCCTTGTTCATAGACCACGACTTAGAAGTAGCTGACACTGGGATGTTGTACGTTAAGACATCTCTTAGGGTCACGGGATTTGATGAGCTTAACATACTTAAGCCGCTTTATGAGGTCACTGACTTCATACTGGATAATTGTGAGGGTGAGTATCATGAGTTATTCGCCATAGCTTCTGAGCTTACTAGGGAAGCCGATAAGCTAAGGGATTTAGCCCAGCGTATAGAAGATAGCACTGAGAATGTGTCTGATCTTTTTGACGCTGGCAATGACGCAACCTAATCTATTTGGCTGGTCTGAGGATACCACTGAACCATCTAATGCTAAGGTTTGCATATGGTGTGGTACTCGCAAAGAGCTTGAGGCCTTCGGATTATATAACAGGAATACAGACGGGAGAGATAACCGCTGTAGGTCATGCGTTAGGCACAGTAATCAGGTCATTAAAGAACTAAGGAAAACAGCCCCTCCTAAACCTGAAGTCTGTCAGTGTTGTGGGAAGCCCCCTAAGAAGAAGTTTGTACTGGATCATTGCCATGATACGGAAACTTTTAGGGGATGGCTTTGTGATCCCTGCAACTTAGCTATCGGTCTTCTTGGCGATGATTTAGATGGTCTACAGAAGGCTATAGATTACCTGAAGTCATAGCGGGTATTCTATTTAGTAGACTACTCTTTAAAGTGTATAGCTGTTACAATGAGCTAACATACATTTAAGGAGTTTGTTATGTTTCATAAGATCATTGAGAAGTTTCAGAGATACCAGATGAAGAGGGTAGCTTACTGGCAGTTGAATAGCATGTCGGATACAGCCCTTAGAGATATTGGCATCACTAGAGGAGACATTAATCAGGTGCTTAGGGGGGAGTAAAATGCTCGGTAATCAGCTAAAGAATTATTCTTAAGATACGTTATCTATAGTATACAGCCTCAAGAGCACAACTCATTATAACAGTGATTTCACCATCCGTCAATACAAATAACTTAACTAAAGTATAATTATATGCTTGACTAAGTGCATAGTTAAATGCTACAATGAGGTTACTAAGCGGATTTAAAACTATCCGTTTCGGACTAGGGCAAAGACTTTTGGGGATAAGGTCTTTCTAGATCGAACTGCTAAGTCTTGAGATAGGTCTCAGCTTCCAGCCTATTGCCAGACTTAGCAGTGAGTACTTCCTCCACATACACTGAGGCTTATGTCTTTAAATTTATATTATATTCGCGCTGCTATTCAGGAGCGTACCGGACAGATTTTAAAGTTTGATCGTATCCGACAGCTACTCTTAGAAGAGGGGTTAATTTCAGCAGAGGAGTTGGAGAATAATCCCTCAGCTAAGGAGTTTGATGGATACGGCAGGTTCTTCTATTCTGAATACAACCTCGTAGATGTCCCATTAGAGCCATTAAGATTTTTACCTGACTACTCCAGCCATGAACTTTTGGATGAAGATGTGGAGATGCCAGACAGATTATTGAATTAAAGGCTCTCGGAGGGCTGGAAGTGATTGACCCTATAAGTGCTTTTGCTGCAGCCCAAGCCGCATTTTCCGTTACTAAAAAATTAATTAGTGCTGGAAGAGAATTACATGACGTAAGTTCGCAGATCGGAAAGTGGTACGAAGCCTGTTCAGACGTAAACAAGGCTGAAAGTCAGCGGAAGAACCCAAAAGCCTTTGAGAAGATGTCTCAAGGTTCAGACAGTTTAGAGAGGGAAGCCTTAGACCTCATAGTACGCAAGAAAGCCCTATTAGAGAAGGAAAAGGAGATTAAATTCCTACTCAACTACAGGTACGGTCCTAACACGTATAAGGAGATGACTGACCTTAGAAAACAAATTAGAGAAGAGCGTGAGAGGACAGTCTACAGGGCGATGGAAGCCAAACGCGAGATGATGAACAACGCAGTCATCCTTGGCCTATCTACAGGCATCTTTGGTGTACTAGGCGGCGGCGTATACCTGCTGATGTTAGCCTTATGAATGTGGTCATACCCTTAATTCTAATAGGCTCTCTGGTTAACCCTGAGTACGTCACATGCCATTTATGGAAGCGTACCGAGGGTAGAGACGGTAAGGTTTGTATCTACTCTGGGGTGAACGGAACCATAGCATATCACTACGCTCAAAGGTCGTTCACCGAATGCCCCCGCCAGTTCCAATGTCGTTATGCGCCTAATTCTAAGGGCAGGGTCACTCTGAAGGATATTATGAAGGGGATTAGCGATGGATTTTAACTTTGTGGGTTTGTCTTCAGTGTACCGCACTCCAGCGGTCAGAGACATTTACCCAGCTAATATACCAGCGGTATCTCCTACCAGCATACCTCCGGTCACGCACCCTATGTCCTTGGAGTTTCTATACGACAGGTCAGGCCGTGTTATTCAAAAGCTGCCCGAAATATCAACCCTAAGCATACTGGCGTAGTTATGAGTAAGACTAAGGCCGAGAAGATAGCAGCGGGTAAAAAGCGGCACGGTTTTACTGCAGTGAACAAGCCTCGCAGAGGTGGGCCTAAGAAGTTTGAGGTCTTAGCCGTAGAAGGGGATTCCGTTAAATACATTACCTTTGGCGATCCAGACATGAAAATTCGCAAAAGTAATGCAGCCGCCCGTAAGTCCTTCCGCGCAAGGCATAGCTGCGATGAGAAGAAGTCAAAGTTAACTGCAGGTTACTGGTCCTGCAAGAAATGGTGACTGTAGTTCAATTCCCACAGCTATCAGAAATCGACAAGCAGTTTCTAATCTTAGAACAGCAACAACAAGAAATACGAAATCAATCCAGACTTATAAATGAAAGAGGAAATAATATGCCTAATGTCGGCGGTAAGAAATTTGGTTACGGAAAAAAAGGTATGGCGGCTGCTAAAGCGGAAGCCAAGAAAACTGGCAAGGCTATGAAGAAAGAGCCAGAGTCAAAGACCTCTTCTCCTAAGAAACCTGCAGCCAAGAAGATGGCCTACGGTGGTATGGCTATGAAAAAGAAACCTGCAGCTAAGAAGATGGCCTACGGTGGCATGGCTATGAAAAAGAAGATGAAATAATGTCGCTGGTCAGGAAT